GAACCAGAAAAAACAGCGTTGACTGTTTGTAAAGTGCTACCAGTAACATTCAACCCAAGATCACCCGCAGTTGGTGTCGAGCCATCAGCCAGTTGGATTTGATCGACTTTGATTATACTGCTCATCCTGCGATCTCCATGAGTGTAATGGTGTCTGTCCCGGCTACTGCTCTAAAAAATGAACCTGACCCACTTACTTTGATATACACAGTGTAGGTTGTTGCAGAGGTTGTAGCAGGGCTGTCATACACCATATAAGTTCCACTAAACCCTACATTGCCACCGGGATGGTCATACATAAAATTACAAGTTCCAGAAGGGCGCAAGTTTGTTGCCCCACGATAAATGGTGACTTGAGCTTGTTCATTAGAACCACCATCTTGTGTGGCACTAAAAGTTGCTGTAACTAAAATTTTACTAGACGAACTTGTTGGCGTAATTGTGGCCGCTAGTGTAGTAGCAGTAAAACTTGTTGAGTTAGTGTTAGTTGCAGTAATAATGTCATTAGCACCTACAACCTGAATCACAGACCCACTAGGAAGCTGAAGGTTAGGCGCACTGATCTTACTTTGGAGATTCGGGGCGATGTTGTCTACATAGAGTGTTGTCATCCTGCGATCTCCATTAGGGTAATGGTAGTGTTGGAGTTATCGTTAACACGCACCATAGAGCCGTTGTTTCCGCTAGCAACTTGGAACATATATTGAACCGTAGTTCCTGCGGCGGCACTAGGAGAATCAATATAAGTTACTGGGTAATGCCTATCGGCATCTCCAGTTGATGTCCCTTGCGCCCGATGAACTCGACCTTCCGATATAGTAACGTCAGACAGCCCAGAGATTCGGCGCACAAGTCTTCCATAAATACTGTAAAAATTATTTGGTGACACCCCCACACAAAACGTCATAAAGAAGTCAGAGTTTGCTTGTTCGGAGGTTAGCTCAATATAAACATTGGTATCAGCATAGCTACTTGAAGTGAATGATTGTTGAGTATTTTGAGACACTGTTGTTTTTTGCAGGATACTGCCCGGCGAAACTACTGCGCTAGAACACTCTAACGTCTGCCCAGACGGGATAATCACCTTGTTCGCATTGGCCCCGCTAGTTGGCCCCTTGAGTGTTTGTACTATGAGTTCACTTGCCATATCAGAGTACCGTCAGAGTCCCGTTTACTGTGATTGTTTGATTGACCGTCACAGGCCCGACAATAGCCGCATTGTCTCCACTAGGCACAGTGAAGGCTGTATCAACGCTGTCGTCATTAGAGAAATACCCAAGCTCTACCTTGTTCTCCTCCATGACAATCCCTGTTGTTCCATTGATTGTAACTGTCATACGATAGCCCACCTTGATCCGCTTGGAATAGTTACTGTGACACCGCTTGCAATATCTATCGGCCCTGCCGCCACTGCGTTGTTGCCTGATGTAATTGTGTAGTTAGCGCTAATGGTTGCACTGTGTTCCCACAGGCCATTGGTTGTTGTATTACCACCTGCAGTACCCGGCTCAAACGATGTAGTGCTTGAGTTGTATACAATGGTTTGCCCATCAGTGATGCCAGAGGTTGATACGTCTGTGAGGTCATTGAGAGCCGCCACAGTGGACGCATCAGCAAACGACAGCGTACCTGCACCGTTAGTTGTCAGTACCTGACCGTTAGTACCATCAGTCACGTTGATCTCTGTAATACCTACAGAGTTAGCGGCAATAGATGTGAGATAAGACTGGAGGTCACTAATCTGGCTCTCTGTGATCGACAGTGCCGCCTGATGTTGTGTGACTGACGACTGTGTGATGTTAGCGTCTGGTACGTTGGCCCATGTGACCGCTGTCGATAGATCGTTAGTCTCTGTGAAGCTAGTGAGATAACCTGCAGTGGAGTGGTCACCCCATCCATAGGCTGTGTCCCAGTTTCCTGAGTTGTTTGTCGTTGTGTACCAAGATGATGCGGTGTAGACCGGGTCAGTCTCAGTGTATGACGTTAGATACCCTGCGTCATTTGTCAGTGTAGATACGTTGTCGCCCGGCTGTGTTGCTGATGCCGCCAGTGTTCCTTGAGCCGCTGTCGCATAGTCTGTGGCCGCTGTAGTGGCCGCTGTTCCTAACCCTAGATTTGTGCGAGCCGTAGCCGCATCTCCAAGATCAGATAGATTGTTGGCGACTGTTAGCACACCGGACGCTGACACATAAGCCGCTACCCATGCACTACCGTCATAGAGCTTCATGATGCCGTCAGTGGTGTTGAAGTACAGTGACCCGCCTACAAGTGCATCGCCGTCATTGTCTGTCGCAGGATCGGATGCCTTTGCACCAAGGTAGCGATCGTCAAAACTGTCGTAAGCCGCGAGCGTTGCATCCCTTGCCGACTCTGCCGCCGTCTTTGCTGTATCTGCGTCTGTTGCTGAACTTGCCGATGCGTTGGCACTAGATAGCGCGTTAGCGGCATAAGTCTGTGCATTGGACTCAGCGGTTTCCGCATTTGTTTCCGCCGTCTCTGCGGCTGTCTGAGCGGCCTCAGCGGCTGTCTGAGCGGCTTCTGCGGCTGTTTGCGCTGTCTCTGCGTTAGTCTCGGCAGTTTCTGCTCCAGTGCGGGCGACTACAGCGGCATCACGCGCTGACTCAGCGGCGGCCTGTGCAGTTTCCGCATTGGTCTCTGCAGTCTCAGCGTTTGTCTCTGCTGTTTCAGCGTTGGTAGCGGCTGTCTCTGCGCGAGTGGTTAGATTGAGGATGTTCTCGTCAACACCTGCCCCGGATGGGAGCATCCCGGCTTCTTGCTCATACGTTGTCGTTGGTGTGACGTTAGGAGTCCATTCGGTCATTACGCATTCCTCATCACGAGCGGCCCACCTGATGACCGAGCCTTCTCTGAATCATCGCCTAGATTCTTGACTGCCGCGCTGTATAACTGCGCCCACACTGCGATTCTAGCATCTTCTGCTAGATAAGGTGCTGACTGTAGCAGTGAGCCATACAGGTAAACGTCCGGGTAATAAGTCATGAGCCAGTTTGCGTCTGCGTCACCGCTCATTGTTGGGATGCGAGCAAAGTAAACCATTGTGAGAGTGTAGGTTTCATCAGGCGCAGGGTAGAACTCGATCTGACCTGAGTTCAACGTGTATAGCCGTGGCTTACCTGCAGTGTCGTTGGTCAGCACCTTCTGGCGTCCGATCTCCGCGACTGATGCGTACTCTACCGGCGCACCATCACTTAGGTATAGGTGAACACCTTCCAACCAATCTGTCGGCAGGTTCTCGAACCGCTCGTTTAGATCAGCAGTTACCCGTACCTCTTGTCGCCAGTGGCGTAGGTCACGAGCTATCTGTGATTCTGCAAGCGCAACGAATGTAGGAATGACCGATGTAAGATCATCCCTGTTTAAGAAATCTGCGATCGCTGTCTTTAGCTCGCCATAGTTAGATAGTGCCATTACTGATTCCTCTGGCTTTGTGCCATTCTATCACGAGCAAACTTCAGAGCGAGATCAATCAGCGCCTCATCTGATAGTCTTCCTTGCTCTGGGTCAAACGCTTGGACTCCTGCTACGTTCTCTTCATAGTCGCCAATAGCGTCTGGCTTGCGATCACTGAATAGATACTGTTTGCCCTGATAAGCTCTTGCTCCACTCATTGCGGCCTCTGGACTCATGCCTCGTGCGGCCATGTCGTACCCGCCGATAAAGTTTAGCATTTGATCCTGTAGGTTGCGATCGACACGCTGACCTGCTAGCTCTGGGCGTAACTCCTGTATCATCTGCGGCGCATTGTTGTAGTACGTCTGATGACCCTTTGTGAAGAACTTGTGTAGCTCCGAGTAGGGTACATCGTTGATCAAGTCGAGGATGCCGTAGTTTTCGTATGGATTCTGATTTGAAATTGATTTACCAAAATTATTCAGAGCGTCTGTTTTATACCCACCTTTTGAGTATTCGATAGCCGCTTCTTTGCTTGGCATCGGCAAGTAGTTTCCAGACTTTATCGCGCTGTCCATTGCCGACCTTAACTGATCATCCTCGTAAACTTTGAGTTGATCTCCCTGCATCTGGATCATTGGAAAGGCCATCCACTGGCCACTATCCTCATCATACTCTGCCGCCATACGGTGAGTAGATATCGACCCATCTGGGTTTTTCACATATGGATAATCTTGTGGGTTGTTAATGCGATCAATAAAACTTGGATTAGCCATTACTTCAACCCGTATTGATTAATGTAATCGAGGATGCCCTGCACAGTTCGCTCATCCATTCTCTGGAACCCTTCAGGTTTTTTCATGACAGCATCAATAGCTTGTGATGGCGTAAACGGCTCACCTGCTGATGTCTTGCGCTTCATTTGCTCTGCGAATGCATCAGGGAACATTACTTCAAATGGGATTGACCCACCTAACCCGCCAGAGTATTGGCCCGGCATTCTGCCTGTGTAGCTTTTGTGGATTGTTGGGTCATAAACAGCATCGCCAATAATTGTTTGGTATGTTGAAAGACCGGAACCTTTAATTGGCGCATTAACCAAATCTGGGTCTTGTGTGGCAAACAACAACTCATTGTAGTTTGGGAAGCCCCTATCTCTGAAGTCGTTTGTCTTCATCGTTGTGGTGAACGCAGTTCGCTTTTTGCCAATATTTTCGTATTTTCCTTGGCCCATTAACTGATCCATAGCATCAGGATGATCTAGCCCAACCCAATCAGGAAATACTTTTTTAACACGGCCCTTGGAGTCTTTGATCGTTTTGCTTCTGAGCTTTTTGTCAAAAGCGGCTTTATCGGCTTTTGTGATTTTTGAGTTTTGTATCTGCTTCAACATTGCCTCAGCAATTGGTGTGCTGAAGTTTGTCGCCTCAAGGCCCATTGTTGTGTAAACACCAACAGGAGCCTGACCCGTATCATCTGCTACTGTGCGTACTTTGTTCTGGACTGACTGCGCTGTATCCAACATAGACTGCCAACCAAAGCCTGAGTCTTTATATTGCTGACTGTACTTGTTTCCTGCTTGCACAGGAGTATCCACATCGATCCCGCCAACTCGCTCAAGCAACCCAAGGTTTGATACATCACCCTGAATCGGGATAACTACTTTGCCAAACAAGGTCTCTGGGTTGAATGTTGTACGCTCTCCGATATCAGTTGGAGTGAAGATTGTTTGGAAATCGTTTTCAGCGGCTCTCATTTCTCGGTCTGCAAATGCTTTTGATGACTGCATTGCTTTGCGGTAATTTTTAATTGCTGTTTTAACGCTTGATGGCTTCCCGGCAGATTGAACAGTGAGGAATCCTGTATCGATCAAACGCTTTGCCAACATCATGTCTTGATCAGGCACTGCGATGTTTTCTTCACCAACAATATCTGAACGCAATATCGGCTTTCCGTCATTGGTCATCTGCATTCCGGCAGTACCAATCTTTTTACCTGCGCGAGCCGCCATACCTAACAGTGGAATAGCACCAGTCATTGTGATTGATGCTTCTTGGCGTAGTTTCTCAGCCTTGCTCTTATCGCCTACCTGATCTGCCTGATCTGCCGCTGTCCGCAGATCTTCTGCATCCATGAATGCTCTGACCTCTCCAACGATTGGAGCCATGTCGAGCAACATGTTGAATGGGTCTTCTTTGAACTGCTTTGCTAACGCCTCTGCTGACTGCTTTGCATACTGAGTCGCGTCATCCGCCATCTTTGATGAATCTGTGGAGCCAATGTAACCCATCACAGAGCTTGGGATCGATGAGAATCCTTCGTAATAATCAGACAGTGCGTCAAGTAAGCCTTGCTTTTTCGCCATCAGAGCGTCCCAAGTATGTGATCACTCGGACATTTTACCACTAAACAGTGATTAGGCTACACCCGCGATATTTCTTCGTATTGGCGTATCCCACGAGTCGGATTGATGGATGCCCTGTCGATAGACGGCCACCAAGCCAAAAGCATCAGCGCCGTGGGATGCCCAGTCATGCTCAGGGCCGAGACCGAGACCTCTGGCCTCGTCACGTTTCTCGTGATACCAACCGAGTGCCTCTCGTCCGCCTTTAGTGTTTTCATCGTGGAATCTGCAGGATGGGAACATCCGGCGGGCCGCTTCGATGCGGGACAGTACAGCGCCTGCGCCTTGATTCTTGATAGACTCAACAGTGAATCCGGCATCTTGCAGGAATCCTTCCGGTGTGACCTTGTAGACCATGTCATGCTTCCTGCCATCGTGCGGCAGTACCATGAGCGCATCCTCGTAGCCCTTGGCTCGCAACCAGTTTACATGAGACTCAAACGGTTGGCCTACTGCCTCGTAGTAGTCGATCAGCCTGACTTCTTCGCCGATGTACTGAACAATCCAGATAGCAGTCGCATCCGACTTCTTGGACGTTCCACCGATGTCCCACACGGCATGTAGTTTGATAAGAGGATCTTTTCCAAAGAATCCGATTCTACCTTCAAGTGCCGCTTCCGATAGGTGTCTAGCATAATACGCACCTTCCAAGACAGTAGCATACTCACCTTCCCATACATGTGGATACCGATCGGGAGTCATGCGTAAGCAGTCGTCCTTCTCTTGCAATAGTACCTTACTGATCCACGGGTTGTGCTTCCAGTTAGCGTTGACGACTACCGAGCCTGTTGGAGTGTTGACGCCTCGCAGTAGTTGATCGATCGCATCTGTTGGCCGGTTAGGGTTCCATGATGCCCAGATCTCTGATCCTTCCTTACGCATGGTTGGCGTGAGTAGTTCTAGCGATCTGTGGCTCAGTGACTGCGCCTCCTCGATCCATGCTCGGTCAAAGCCTTCCAGTGACTTGATAGAGTCAGCGGTGTGGTCTTGCATACCAGTAAAGATGATCACGCCATCGCCCGGCGTCTCGATGACTTCCCGGTAGACTTTAAAGCCCGCCCTTTCTCCGAGGTTGTACGCTTGGAGCTTATCCTCGATCAAACGCTTGGATGATTGCTTGAGTGACTTCTGCACTTCCCGGATACATGCCGCTCGCATGCCCGGTATCCTGACTGAGTCTTCGATCAGTAGCTCGGCAAAGAAGTGAGACTTGCCTGAACCTCGGCCTCCCCATGCGCCTTTGTATCGTGCCGGTTCTAGCAGTGGCCTGAAGACAGATGCTGTCTCAAACCGTAGGATTGCACTCAAACCTGCGTAGCCTCGATGATGACCCGCTCGATCTTCTGTGGCGACATCGATCCATCACTCGAAAGATTGTCTAGCTCTGTGCGCTCTCTGTAGCCGTGGTTGACGTTCATCATCATCTTGGTCATCGGCGCATTGAACTCACCTGCAAGCCCTCGGTTGATCAAAGTCTTAGCCTGTTTTCTCAGGATTGTCTCTAACGTGTCCGAAAACTCTTCAATCTCATCACGCCATTTGTAGACTGTAGACCGGGCCACGTTGATGTGATCTGCGAGTCCTTCAATGCTGTGTACGACTTCATCCTCTGGCAGATTCTTGATGTAGTCCTCTGCCTTTTTCTGGATTGTCGCGTTGTACTTGGTTGGTCTTCCACCTGCCATCTCTGTGCCTATAGCGTCCAAAGTGTTGATAGGCGCTTTATAACACGATTGCGCTAACACGTTCTACTTTGCTCTCGATGGTGCGCTGTATTGGTAGAGGCCATCCTTGGTGATCTCTTTCTTGCCAACCATTTTCTTCTGGGTCTTTCTCCCACGGCTTTTCTGTATCTGCTCGTCACCTACTACGTTGCGACAATTGAGTTCTGCGATCAGGAACGGGACTTTGGCACTGCCTGCCTTTTGGACTACATGATAGGCCGGAGTCTTAGTGCCTGAGTGGATAATCCTGAATGTGCGGCCAGTGGTATGGACGAGATACTCCATCTCTTCAAACGCCGACATCAGGTCAGTGAATCTCACTTACGCTTTCTCCCGTTGACCCAACCACATAAGGCACTGCCATTTAGCATCTTGATGATGTCTATTTTTCTTGAGTATTCAAGTTTGTCTACCTCGTAGTCAGACGCACCATTGGAATACAAGAATGCGTTTAGGTCTCTGTGGTTTCCGAAATGC